TCAGCATCTACCATATCAATGGTTACTTTTGCCACAAAATATTTTTCATCCATAGTTTTTAGTTTTTATAATTATCTGTAAATTTATTTAATAAGTCAATAGGTTATCTCTTAACAATTAAAATTTCGTGAGATTCCTTTGAGTTGGTTATACCCATTTCATTTCTATTCTTTCCAATTCTTGTTTCACCATTACCCATAGAGTAATTCCATTTAGGGTAGAATAATTCAAAATCCTTATAGTATTCTCTAATGGTTTCACAATTATTGTAGGATAATACAAAATCACCTTTATGATTTAATAACAAGTCTCTTAGTTTTTCGTGATTAAATCCATCGTGATGAACGGGAATATTTCTCATAGGATAAATTCCTGTAAACATTTTATTATCCTCATCTTTTTCTAAAAAATAAGGAGGGTCTAAGTATAGAAATTTATCAGGGTTATTTTCAATTACCGACTCAAATGACGATTGATTAACTTGTAGATTAGGTAATTTAAAATTTTTTATTTTGGTAATCATACCTTCCCACTTTTTATCAGTTAGATAAACATTTGAACCCCATCCTAAATAACCAGGACCATAAGAAGTATTGTGATTGAAATAGTAATAGGCTGCTGCGGTTATATCATCCAGTTCAATAACATTATCTCTTTTATAATAATCAGTTTTCCAATTTGATAATAATGTTTGTGTGTTATCCCAATTTAATAATATTTCTTTTATTCTTGAGTATTCTTCTTGTGTTGGTTTTATTTCTGATAGTTTTTCAGATAACCCAATAGGATTTTCTAATAACACTTGCCAAAAGTTAACCAATACGTCAAAGATATCAAAACCATATACTTTTTTTCCTAATAATGCCCAATGAACCTCAAGAGAACCCCCGCCAATAAATGGTGAATATATTTCATCGTAACCTTTAACAAAGGGGGTAATAAATTTAATTCCCCTTGTTTTTCCTCCCGCGTATCTTAAAGGTGTCTTCATTTAATTTTATTATTTTTTTTATCTTCCATAAACATACTATATTTTTCTAATAAATCAAAAGGTATTTGTGTATTACTTTCTTGGAAATTCCATTCAGGATATTTTAAAAACTTTTCACGATATTCATTTAAACACAACTCCTCAACGTATGTCATATCCAAAGGAATTTCAGATTCGTGTTCTTCAAATATTCCTTTTATTTTTGTTTTAATTGAATTTGAAAATTTGCAGTAAACTAAAACTTTTTTATCTTCTTGTAGTTTTCGATAAATTAAATTGTGAACCGCGTATCTTGTCATACTTGGAGTTCCTGTTAATGTGTTAACATAGAATCCTATAGTTCCGTTTAAACCACTCTTGTCAGAAGATTTTCCGATTTTTAAAATATCTTTTGTATTGTCAGGATTAACCTCAATAAAAAAATAAACTCTACCACTTTTATTTTTTTTAGTGGTAGAGTCAATATTCCATTTAAATTTTAATAAGTTAGTTTTGTTTTCATTTTTAATAAATTCTCCAACAAATACTACATCTTTATTTAATACAAACTGATCTATAAAATTCATTCAACTTAATTATTTATCCAAAAAATGGGATAATTTTTTCATTAAGTCAACCGTTTTGTCATTTACTCCAAGATTATTTGTATCTCTTAATTTTTTTTCTTCTTCAATATTCTCTTCAAATTTAAATCTATCATCCTTATCCAAGAATAAATAAGCCCCAGGTGTTGATGGAGATGAAACCAAATCAAAACAGATTAATTCAAAATCATCTTGAACTTCGTTTTGTTCTCCAACTTTTTTAAGTGAACCAACCCCTCTTGAGGATATTCCAAGTGTTACTCCCTGTCTTAGATAGTTTGCCGCCATATCACCTTTAGTGGAAACAATTCCTCTTTCGTGAAATCCTGGTGATGTTAAAAGTTTTAATTTACCCATAAGAACAGGTCCGTCCCACCATATGTCGGTAATTATGTGAGAGACTCTATCCAAATCAATTAAAGATGATTCAGGATGGTTTAACTCCGATAAAGAAGTTCCTTTCTCAATCATCTTTTTATAATTATCGGCCTCTCTTTTTAATATTTTCTCAGGATAAATTCTACCATTTCTATTTGGAGTATTGTATTTCTGTAAAACCGCATAAAACTCAAATGGTTTTGAATGGTCTAACATTTGTTTAGACTCCATAATATATTTATTATTTACGTCATTAGGTGATATATATCCTGCATCCGCTTCAATAAGGATTAGTTTTTTACCTAATTCATTTTTTGTATTTATGTTCATAATTTAAACTTTTTTTAAAGTTAATATACTATATAAATACTTGGTAGTTTAACTTTGTTTGATTAATTCTTTTTTTGATTTAGAAAGACTATATTCAAAGTAATCCGTTTTTGAAAATACAAAATTATTAATATCTTTGGACATTTTTTTAAAGTAATTTTTAAAGTAAGATGATTTAAAATCTAATTCCGTTTTTTTAAGGTAAAAATTAATTTCTAAACTCATAAAAGATTTTTTTCCTTGTGTTATACCACTAGATCTCAAATCTAAATCAACAATAAAGTTTTCTTCAAATATTTCCCTGTCGAGTAAATCAAAAATTAAATGTTTTATTTGTCTTGACATATTTAAGACAATTCTTGACCAGTTTTCGCTTTCTTTTATCGGAGTTATCCAAGTTTGAATGTTTAGATAAATGGATTTAAAATTAACAGAGTCTACGGTTCCGTACATAACCTTCATACTCTTAAACCCCTGAATTTTTGAGGTTTTCCCTTTTTTCATTCGTTTTCATTTTTTTTTAGTTTATTTTAAAAAATAATAAGTATATTTAATACCATAGTCAAAAAAAAATTAAATAAACAAGATATATATAACAATATGATAATTGTAAAATTAAATAATAACATGCCATTAGAGAAGGCGTTAAAAATTTACAAGAGTAAGGTAATTAAGACAAGACAACAATCAGAACTAATTGACAGAAAAGAACACAAAAAAAAATCTGTTCACATTAGAGAACAGATTAAAAAAGCTCAGTACGTTCAGAAAAAATTTAAATCAAACGATTAAAGATTTTCTTTTAAAGATTTTAGTCTAACGTAATTAATTTTACTATACTTTTCGGAATTAACCTTTTCTATAGTTTCATCAATTTTTGATGTGACAGATTCATCATTTTCGGTTGATTTTATTTCATTTAATTTCTCTATGACAGATTCCTTAATTAAATCGTATTTTAATGATAATGAATCATCACTTTCCTGTAATAAAGATTTTAATTCTTTTTGTTCAGATTCATTTAAAGACTCAATATAATTTGCGAAAGTTTTATTTGCAATATTAATCATTGATTTTATTGGTATATTTAAAACTTCTTTAGGTTTTTCTTCAGATTTTGTAAGACCCTCAACTATAATATTTTTACTTTTAATATTTGATTCTAAATTAAGAATGTTAATATTAAAAATATTATCTATATTTTCATATTGATTTTCTATTTTTACATTACCAACCCATTTATTAATTTTATCAAAATCACTTTCTTTTATTTTATTTAGAGTATTTTCATAAATTTTAATAGATTCATTAATGTAATCTTTGGCAATACTTTCACTTAATCCTTTATTTGAACTTAATTCACCATACAGGTAAAAAAGTTTACTTATATTTTTATTTTCTAACACTAAAGAATTAAATTTTTTAATTTCTTCTTTAAAAGTATTTTTTGAATACGATTCTAATAATACTTTTTCTATTTTTGATTTTATAATTCCGAATCTCATTTTATTATTTTTTTATTATTATAAATATCAGTCTCTAAGTATATTTCTTAATTGTTCTTCCATTTCGCCCAAAGAATTTCTCGCTTTTGATAAATCAATAAAAGAATCGTCACTTATTAATGAATCGCTTTCCAATAAAATATTCAAATTACTTTTAGATTTTGATTCTGGCGCCAATCCAGGACCACCTCCTCCTTCTTCAGGTGGAGGTGGTGGCGGAGCTCCTCCCCCCATCTCCTCCATCCCCCCTCCTCCAGGTGGAGGTGGTGGAGTTGCGCTAGATGATGTCGCACCTGTAACTTGTTTATATAATTTATCAACATTATCAAATATACCTGTATGAGTAATCATTGTTGCGGTATTTAATAACTCAGCACCAACGGCTCTCTCAATTCTTTGTTGTTGTAAATCAAGTTTAATTTCTTCATCAGAAAAACCTAAAATATGTTTCTTAGCCCAAGAAAATGATGTAGGCGCAATACCTGTTTGGTCAGCGGTAACCGCATCTTTATATGCCAATATTTTTTCTTTCCAAATTTCAACCGATAATAAATCAGCTTGTTTTGATGGATTTGTAAGACCTAACATAAAATTAGATAACTCATCTTCAAAACCTAATAAGAATAGATGAATAATCGCAACTTTATTTAATTCCGATATTATAGATTTTTGAATTCTATTTATTGTTCTAGCAAAACGAATATCCATTAAAGATAAGTTTTTACCGTCCCCAACCGGTTCTTCAAACCCTAAAAATGCTTTTGGAACACGTAAAGCGGTCAACAATTTCTTTTGGATATATTCAATATCGGCAATTTCTCCTAAATTTTGTGCACCTGGTAATGTTTCAATTGGACTTGGTGTCGCCGGGTCTCTAACAGGAATAAAATAATCTTGGTCAACCGCCATCTGATTAAATCTTAAATCAACATTACCTGTATTTTTATCTACAACTTGGTCTCTTTTAAATTTATTTGCAACACGTTGTACATACGCTTCTACGTCCTTATCATCCATATTTCCAACGAATACTTTAAATACTCTTCTTTCAGGTGCTCTTGATGTTCTATAAATTAACATCGCGTCTTCGGATAACAATAATTGTTTCCAAATACGTCTAGCCTTTTCTAACATTGAAGTTCCGTATGGAAGTTTTCTATCATCACCTAATAATCTAAAATGAGCAATTTCCCAAGAATTAAATTCCATATCCTTGGTTTTCCATTTAAATCTTAATCCTTTATGTTCTTGTGGTTCTTCTAATTTTGATGATTTTGCCGGCATTCCCCTTTCTAAACGTTCAATCTCAATGTTTGGTAATTGCATACATCCAATTATACCTTTTTCAGGATCTAATTTAAGATATACGAAGTTATCACCATATTTACAAGTATTTCTAATCCACATTGGTAAATTGGTGTTAAGATCTAAAACATTATTAAATAAGTCGGCTAATATTGATTTAATTCTTTTTGATTCCGAATAAATCTGTAACATATAACCATTTTGGTTAACGGTTGTAGATTCTTCCGCATAAATGTCAAGCGCTGCCGATATCTCAGGAGTATATTCCATAGATTCATAATCATAAAATGATGCTAATCTTGTTGGTTCATAATAAACTGCTTGAGTATACAAGTTACTCTCAATTTTAGCCCATTGATTTGATAGAAAGAAGGTTTGTTGAGCTTCTAATTTTTCTCTTTCATATTCTTGTTTTGAAGTGGTTTTAAGTAATTGTTCTTTGTCAAACTTATATACGGGGTAATCTTGATTTAACAAAGCGTTAGGTCCCATAGCCCTTTGTAATCTTTGCCAAACCGTTAAGTTTTGATTATTATTATTCTCCATATCGTAATTTTAATTATAAATACCTATAATTAAATAGTTTTATTTTATAAATAATATCTGGTATTTAAACTACCTCTAAAAACGGCGGCACTATCTAATGGAGTTATACATAACCACATCTCATCTAAAGTTCCGTTAACATTTGACCCAATTCTTACTTGATTATCATTAAAAGATAATGTAGTTGGTATTGATTGGTCAGCACCCCCAACAAATGAATTTAAAATATATCCTGATGAAGTCACGGTGTTAGTTCCACCTGTACCTAAAGAGTATTCAAATGGTGAATTTGGTATGCCAATCCAAGTCGGGGTATAACTCAAAATAGGATTAAATTCTACCGTAACCATAAAATCCCGTTTACCAGAACTAGCGTTTAAAATTGAACTATCAATTAATTCAGAAACTACAGATTTATACGATTGTTTTAGTCTAACTCCGATAAATGGATAATGAGTGTTAGAATTTAAGTTTGTACTACCTGTATGTGAAATTGCTGTGGTTGAGAATAATCCATTTAAAGCACCTTCAGTTGATACTTGCGAACATATCATATCCAAATATCCTGTCCCACCACTTGACCTAATTTCATATCTAATTGGTTGATTTGGTGATGACATATAAACGGTGTCTTTGTTGTTTGCCGCGGTATAGTCCAGGAAATAAATTGTTTGACCCGATAACACCATCCCAAATCTCATTCTTCCAACACCTAACCATTGATAATCAACGGTCATTAAATTTGATTTAGACCAATCAAAATCATTAACGTTAAACTCTGTTTGATTCCAAGTACTTGTATCAGCACTATAAGAACAAGAACCACTTAAATAAATGTTAAAAGTAATTGCACTTGTAATACCATTACTTTCCAAAAAGAACCCATCAAATACTGAATCGTATGGAGCAACACTTGTTGATGTAAAACACCCAACTCTTTTAATTACATTCGATTCTATTTCCAAATTTGAAAAACTCCCTTCAAATAACTGACTTTTTCCTGGTTGATATATCGGGTGTGTCTTTGTTTGTCTAATTACATAATCACCAGAAGTTCCTGCTGACATTCTAACCCTAGCGTATTGTTGACTAAAAATTGATGTAGCTGTTCCATCTGTAACCTCACTAATCTGTAGTGGATTTTTATCGTATACGTGTTTTATATCGACTAAATTTTGAACCGCCGCAGTTCTTAATCTTTTATTCCGTTTAGTCCTGTTGGGTTAAATAATGTTAAATCAGTATTTCCAGTATAACTTGAACCGAAGTATGTTGTTCCTGTTGGTAATGTTATTGCTGAAACACTTATTCCTGTTGTGGATATAAATTCTGAAGCCCCGGTGAAATAACTTGTTAAAGCGCTTACGGATGTCCAAATTCCCTTTCCGTCACCATCCGATGTTAATACGTAACCCGAAACAGGGTTTGACGTTAATGTTATTGTTGTGGCACTTAATGTTGTTGCACTTAACCCACCATTAACAAATTGATTTGTTATGGTGTTGTCATTGTTATTTATAATATATTTAATTCCCATAATTATTAAGATGTTACACCTGTTATTGTTAATATATCTGAACTATCATAATAACTCAGTCTTGTTCCACCAGTAAAGTTTGAAAATATTTCACAATTGTAGTTACCATAAACAAACGTTGAGGCGGAAAAATTTTGTGAGTCTATGAAAGTTTTAATGTAGTTTTGTGTAAATCCATTTCCAATAGTATTATTTTTTAATCCACCGAATATTTTATTTTTCTTAAAGTCATTACCAATATTGTTTCCACCGCCACCATCGTTACTACTAAAATAATTCTCAGTAAATCCTGACCCGATATTATTACTACTAAAATAATTACCTATACTATTATTATAAAAATATTGGTTTATTATATTATCTTTAAAGTCATCACCAATCACATTACCATAATCGTAAATAAATTCTCCTTGTACAATATATCCAAAATAAGCATCTAATGAAGGACATATTGTATTATCTTTAAATTTATTACCTATTTTATTATTAATAAAAATATTACCAATTTGGTTAGAATCAAAATCATTACCAATTGTATTAGACATATAAAAAGAACCGATTAAGTTATTTTTAAACTTATCATTTATTAAATTATTACTAAAATCGGCACCTATAACATTTTGCTGAAAATTATTACCTATTTTATTATAGGTGAATGAATCACCAATATTATTTCCATAACCATTAGAACCAAAATAATCGCCAATAACATTATTTGTAAATTCAAAACCTATATTATTATATAAAGGTTCACCTGTAAAAACTCCCCCTCCAAAATAATTACCAATATCGTTTTCGTTAAATTCGCCATCTATAATATTTTTTCTAAAATGATTTTTAATCGTGTTTAACTTAAAATCACCGTTAATCGTATTCAAGATAAAATATTTACCTATTGTATTATCAATAAATCTAAATGGTGTTGACTCGTATGTACCTATTAAATTACTAGCAAATCCAAAATCTATATTATTTCCAAAAAATTCTAAATTAATAACATTACTATTAAATGAGCTATTAATAATGTTTCGATAAAAATAAGTGTAATTGTTATTTAAATAAAATATAACATTTCTATTAAATCCGTTTAATATTTTATTATTGTAAAAATCACCATATAATATATTGTTATTAAACCCATTACCTATTTCGTTATTTTGAAAAAACCAACTAAGTAACGTATTATTATAGAATTCCGTTAAAATCCTATTTCTATAGAATTGGTCGCCAGTAGTGTTATTTACACATCTATCACCGATAGTATTTGAATATGTTTCATATCCGAATACATTATTAGATAAAATAAAATGTTCACCAAAAATTGAATAATTACCAATATAATTGTCTTTTGTATCACCATCTAATTGAAATGTTGTTTTTTCTTCGTAGTCGCCATCGTTAGATTGTCCTATGTAATATTCTTTATGATTAAAAAAGTCGGAGGATGATGTGATACTAAATATATCAATTTCTTCTGATAAAAAATTAATTAATGGTAAACTAGGGTCAATATATGTTGTTAAATTATTATTATCCGTTATTGATTGTATTTTAACACCGAATAAAATATATTGGCCGGACACTACTTGAGACATAAGAATAATATCATTTGGAGTTAGTGCCGTAAAATTTGTGCCAACCCCAACCAAACTACCGGTCGATGAATTATAAGAAGAAACGTAACCTGAAAGTTTTTCATTTATATAATATGTTCGATATCTTTTAAATAAAACATTTCTATGGTCATAATCAGTTCTATTATTATATTCGTCAATACGTTCTGTTATTCTACCTTTTGCCGGTTCACCATTTACTTCGGTAGAAGACCAAGTCCAGTCATATTTAATTTTATCTTTAGGGTATTTCGGTTGATAGGCATCTACAGATATATTATCACTAGAAATTGCAAAAACTAATAATGGTTCTGTATCTCCTGTTTTTGTTAATGGTGTTTTAGCATGATTTGAATAATTGGAATTAATTGGGTAAAAATCTGGTTGGTCGTAAATTGTTTGGAAATCCGTTATTAAATAATAAGAACCTTCAGTTAAACCCGACAAACCTATTAATTCAACCAATTCAGAATAAGTAACTTTTTTGGTGTCCGATAAATCAGTTGCTTGAGCAATCCAATTTGTTTTATCTACAGGTCTAATTAAAACTGAACCTCTATTTTTTGATAATGTAAAAAAAGTTAAACCATTAATTCTTTCATTAGGGTTATTAACATATATCGTTATTGGGTTTACCGAAGATATTCCATCTGTACCATCAGTTCCGTAATCGTGAACAAACAATTTGTATTCAGTATCCCAATAATTTGATAATAATAATAAATTTATTTCACAAGGTCCTGTTGTAGTATCACAATAAACTAATTTTGTGTCCGCAGAAATAATTGTCGTTCCCGATGACGCGTATTGGATATTATTTTTATAACTCCAAGACTTATTTTGATATACTAAACTCATTAATTTTTATTTTAATTTTTTATTATAAATATTCATTACAATCTAACATCGGAACCAATTAATAAAACATTTGGGTCTAAAATTATATTTGTGGTTGGTATTATGTTAACGACACCATAAGTACTTGATGGTGATGTTAATGATGTATCGTTAAAATTAGAGTATACATTTTCATAAACTCTAACTTCTTGAACCGCTTCTGGAAGTATTTCAGGTGAAAAGTCTTTAATATAAAACAAATATATATCTGTTTTGTCATTTGATTTAACACCGAATTTTGCCCCGTCTAATATTATCGCACCTATTTGATTACCGATAGGTTCGAGTTGAAGGCATCCCGTATATTTTGCTATTGCGTTAATTATGTCATAATATTGTCCTTCCCAAACAAATTGAGTCCCTTTTATGTAAACAATAGGATTATTTTTTATATTTAAAGCCTCACTATAAGTCCAAAAATCACCTTCACTCTCAAAAATGTCCATAAATTTTATAATGCCGTCATATATTATAAATTTACTATCTGTATTTTGGTAAACACCATTAAAAAAACCAAAAAATGAGCCATATAATCTACTTCCTCCAATAGTCTCAGGATTAACGCCAAATTTACCATACTCTTGATACATTTCTATTTTACCAGGATAAAATTCAATATTACCCCCCCTAACATCAAATGAATATAATTTTATTTTACCATAATCTATTTGTATCCTTGTTTGGGTTTTCGCTGTATATTCTTCAAATATACCTATTGGGTATCCAGGATTTTCGACCGATTCATCAAACATTCTCCAATTCCAATATTGAGAAGTCCCGCCAGAATACATCTTACTAAAAGTTTCAAATATTTGTGGCGTAGGTCCTGGTGTTTCCTGAGTATTAAAGATATAACCATCAGGGATTTCAATACCTGTATATCTACCAATATTACAATCTAAATTACCACCGGTTTGATAAATAAAAATTGGGTATCTATTTAATCCAATCGATTCACACTCAGAAATAAATAAACTTTCAAATGGAAATGGGGGGTATTTTACCATAACCCATTTAGCAATTTCCGCCTTTATATTTAATGTTCCTCCTTGAATATAATGGTAATTATACTGCAAAGGTATGAAATTAATTGGACCTTTAGGATATATATTTTGTGAGGTTTTTTTAAAATTTTGCATAAATAAATGTTTAAAGTTAACATTTACAACACCGGATTGAACATTAAATGAATAATTACAAGACTCTCCTTCAAAATTGAAAGTTGTTCCAGAGGTAATATAGTTATTTTGAAATGGGTTTCCATAACTATCGTATCCCCCAATAAAAACATCATAAGTTGGGGAATCCGAGTATATGTATGAAAAATCATCGTTTATGAATGTACCCTTCCCATAAACATTACAATAAGTTGGAATTAATTCCGTGTCATTTACATCAAAATATCCATCCGTCCAAATATAATTCCAAACAATAGCCCCAGGGTGAAAATACCAATCAATATTATTGTATAGTAAATTATAAGGGATGCTATCAAAATTTTCAGAAAGTCTTCCATTATACAAACCAGGAAAAACTTCAATTTTAATTCTGTATGGATATCTGTATGAGATATATCTGATGGAACCCCCTCCTAGTAGTGAGGCAACTGACGCTATGGGACTTGAATCATAATTTGTCATTGCCATAGGGTCATTA